ACGCTTGGCCAGGATCACGCTGAACTGTGATGGCTGGGCGAATACGGCCTTCCTGTCATCGTCCAGTCCGTCCGAGAAGTCGCTGACCAACTTGTCGTTGCGTGCCTTGATCTCGAACTTGAACGCATCGGCGTGCAGCCCATTGCGAAATTGCAGCATTTCTCGTTCGCCATACTTGCGGGCCTTCTCTGGCAGAGCCTTGATCTGCTCTTGCGACCAAGCGTCAAAGTCTTTGAGCGTCGATTCGGTGAAGCCGGCCGAGCCTGCGCCTGCCGTGTTCTTGGCCTGCTCCATGCGCTCAGCCCAGGTGGCAGATGCGCGGCTGCTGAGATTGGCAGCCGACATGCGCGCCTCATCGTCTGCGACCTTCAGCGCTGCCCGCTCTTGCACCTGGCGCAGGTCGCTCTCGGCTTGGGCGAAAGAGTTGGCCGCAGCAACGGGGCCAGAAAGATCAACACCAGCGACAGCCGGGGCCCGTTGAACCTGCCCAGATGCCAAGTCTTGCGCGACGATTTGCGGGATACGTGGCATGTGTCACCCTTGCGTTTTGTTGAAATCGGATATCGACTTCTGCCCGTAGTAGTTGCCGGCTGCCTTGCCTAGCGTTCCGAACACGCTGAGGTATGCGCCCTTGCGCGCATTTTTAGAGCTGGCACGCAGTGAAGACGCTTCGTTTTCGTAGCCAATGGTTTGCAGCTGTCCTTTGTAGCGCTGGGTCATGATGTCAAGTTCCGTCTCGGCGGCGCTGCGTTTTTGCAGATCAAGCAGCGAGCCAGACGACGCATCAAAACCAGACTCAGCTGCAGCGGCGCGGACGTTTCCAAGCTCGATGGCCTGGCGGCGGCGTAAGGTTTCCTCGTTGGCATTACTTTGCAGGCGTGAGGTTTCAGCCGAGGCGCTGGCTTGCTCTGCCGCTTGGCCGTACTGCCTAGCCTGCCCTAAACCTTGGGTCAGGTCAGACACCGACTGCATGCCAGCAGCCGCCGCTTGGAAATAACTCATCGTTTCACCTTGGCGTACAAATAAGCGCTTTTGCCGTTCTCGAAAAACTTAGCCATGGGCTCAGGCGTCTCCAGATCGAACCCGATCAATTTGGCGAACCGTTGCCCCGGCAAGAATTGAGCATCGACAGCCATTTCAATGCGGGTGAATGGTGATGCGTCCAAGGTGGAACGAATTGCACGGCTGATGTGCAGCATGTAGGGCCCCGCGTCGTGGCCAAACAGGGCCCAGGCATAGGCCCGGCCTCGCCACATCTCAATAAGTCCGGCAGCCATGACGGGATGGCCATCGACAAGAATGGCCCACCCTAGCCCTGGTGGTCGATCAAGCGACTCTAGTTCAGCCTCTTCAACCTGGCTGGGCTGCACCCTGATTTGGCGTAGATGATCGTCACCGAGATCGACAACGGTGATCGGCATCATCTACCCTCTTGCACAACCATCTGCGGCATGATGGCCACCACGGTCAGCGGCATGGGCCGGTCTTTGACAATCAACACAGTGGCCTCTGTGCTGTAGTCACCTGGCCATTCGATCTCGACATCACCCGTAAATGGAGGCGGCGCGCTGTCCATCGGGACATCGGGTGTACGGTATCTGATTTCCTCGAGCAGATCAGTGCTTGGACCAGCGGTTCCACCCAATGAGTTGTCCAGCCGCAATGCCATAGCGTTGATGCGCTTAGTCTTGCCCTGGGATGTGCCGGCCGCAGCCCCGCCGTCAATGTTCAGGTTTTGCAGGTAGCCAATGCATGGCAGGCCAACCTGCACCACACTTGCCTGACGCTGTAGCGTGATTTGCCCACCTGACACTGTTCTGTTGGGGTGGCGAGCGCCATCCGCCAGAACCCAAACCTCTTTGCCTTCCAGGTAGCTCAGCCCTGAGATGGTTGTGGCTGGCGCCCCATCGTATGTGCTGGCCATGTCTGAATAGATCCAGTCCTCTTGGGCCGTCTCGTCGTCGGCCTCAGGGTGCTTGTAAGCGATATACCGCTTGGTCGATCCATTGACCGTCAGCCGGCCAATCAACCATGGGTCATCACTCTCACCGTCAGGCGCAGGGATGCATTCGACACACTCGACCGACACACCCGACATGGGGTGCTGGTGCCAGCCGGTCACGTCCTGGTCCCGATCAAAAGTCATGGCGATCAGCGTGCCATCCGTGCGGCATGCCCAAAGGATGGACCACGGCTCTTGCTGATAGGCCATGTCCACAATCCCGGTCTTCGTGATGTGTCGGGACAGCAGCACCACGTTTGGAGACTTGAAGCCGTCTTCCGAGTACTCGTAGCGCATCGCGCGCACCTTGCGGCCCGACTTCTGCACAAACATGGCCTCATTGCCAATGCGCTGTGGCTGTACGTAGTTCGATCCGTAGGTGCTTTGCGTCTTGGCCTCGCAGTTATTGGGGCCAAATGGGTCGGTCGTCGTGGTCTTGGCAATGGCCCATTCATCACCCATCGTTCCGACTAGCAGCACATCACCGGGCGACATCCAGCGGATAGAGTTGTTTCGGTCGCTGGACAAGGTGCGCTCAAAGCTCGCGTCGGCCGTGATGACGCTGTCGATCTCGGTGGCGAAGTTCTCAAAATCTGCGGTGACCGAAAACCAAACGGTTCGGTCTCTGGCAAGCGTCAAGCGCTCGCGGAAAAAGGTGACAGCTGTAGGGTAGCCATCAGTGGCATTCCATGCCGAGAAGGCCCAGCGCTTGGTTGCCTTGCCAGCGGTCACAGCGCCATCTGGCAATTGAGAGATCACCGTGCCCGTCACCGTGGTGGCGTTGGTGTAGCCGGTGATCTTCACCCACCCATAGCCAGGATCGTCAAACTGCCACTGCACACCTGTGTCGCCATCGTAGGCGGCGCCTTCTGAGTGGTCTGGCTTGACACCGCCGGTGGTGGCTGCGTTGAGCGCTGAATAGTTCTTGCCATTGCTGCGGCGGATGTCGCCAATGATGACGGCCTTGCCAGCCTCCCACTGCTTGACGTCGCGCACATCCTTTTCCGTCAGCTTGATGTACTGGCCAACGTGGGCCGCAGTGAACAGAGAAGCCGATGCAGTCAAGGTCACAGCGCCAGTCTTTGCGCTTGCGTAGACAGTCGTAGTGCCGGTGTTTTCCTCAGCAAAAGGCGGCGGCGAGAAGACCACCTCTTCCATTCGCCAGTCCGTGGCGCCATAGCGCGACAGCTTGCGAGGCGCATAGGCACCATGCACCAGGTACACCACATCACCAGTCTGGACGTAGCGTATCGCAAACGACCCATCATCATTGGTCAGATCGGCTGCAGCGTAGGGGCTTGGGATTTCATAGATCGTGCCGCTGAGGGCGTACCACTTCGCCGCATCGCCCGCGAACGTGGCGCCGGCCGTGTGCGCCGTCTTGCAGTAGTAGTTTGTGCCCGCGTTGCTCACCAGTGCGCCCACAGCGTAGACCGTGCCCGTCACCCAGGCAGACACGCCAGAGACTTGCACCTGTGCGCGGTTTGTGTAAAAGCGAATGTACTGGTCACCAAACTCCAGCATGTAGGCGTCAGTGGCCGAAAACTCAAAGCGCATCAGCCATGTGCGATTCGCTGAGTTCTTAACCTCTGCGACAAACATCGTTCCCCCACGCGCAAAGGCTGGACCCTCTACGCTTGGCAGGAAATTGACCATCTGCTTGCATGCCGATGCGTACTTGCCCACATCGGTGCGGCCATACATCAGCGGCGACCATTCACCTGAGTTGAATGACGTTTGAATCGGGTTGAACTTACCCATGTCAGCCCTCAGTCATCGCGCGAACCCAGGACAGATCCGGCACACGCTGCGGCGGGCGCTCGATTGCATTGGAGCGCTTGGCCTCACGGATGGCGTCCTTGTATTCGGCCACGGCTGCCTCACGCTTGCTTAAGTTTTGGGTAAGCTCTTCGCACACGTCGGCCGCCAGTTGAAGCGCCAGGGTCCGAACGAACAGCGCAGGGAATAGCCCAGAGTTGGTGATCCGGTAGACGTAACGAATCTGAAGTGGGGACACCTCATCCGTCAGGATGGAGCCGCCCTCGACATCGAACAACGCCCCAGCTTCACCGCTGTCATAGAAGGCATACGTGTCGCCAACCTGGACGACCTTCAGGTAATCGGATGGGAGCGGGTACGCCTTATCCCAGCCAAACACGGGCGCCGTGCTGCTTGCCGGGATCTCTGCCCGCTTGATGGCAAACGACCAAGGGTGCTTGGTCAGTTCAGCATCACGCACCGAATCAAAGATGGCATTGAGCGCTCGTGCCTGCTTCGTGTTGTCGCTCAAGCTGGTGATGCGCGCGGCCCCCAGCTTGGTCAATGCGATGTTGCAGATTTCAACCGATGAGGCCATCTAGGCTCTCCTTGATGGAATTTCGCAGCGCGTAGGATGGGCCGGAGGTCATGGCTTACATCAGCGAGTTGGCCGAGTCGTCAAGATAGATTGCACCGCTGGTCATGTTGGCTGTGTCAATCTCAATCGCTATGACATCTGACGTCATCCGAGAAGACCACGTTGGCCCTGACAACACGTCCTTCCAACCCACTCGCTCAAATTGGTTGGTACCACCAAGCGTGATGGTCTTTGTGGCTGATGAGTAGCTATTGCGGGTATCGGCTGAAACGGTGATGCCGGTTGAGCCGTCCCACTTCTGGACCACTGTGCAATCTCGTTGTTTGACGGTGATCGTTGTACCAACCCCCTGACTCACATTTAGGAACAATCCCCACTGAAACCGCCGCGATGGATCGTAGTTCGGGAAGCTGATCAGAACCTTTCCAGCTCCTGTGATCTTGAGCATATTGCCGGTGCTGTTTCTGGCGGTTACCCCGCCGTCCGTAGTGCCCACGCTCGCCACGGCAGCCGTGCCGGTCACGACAATACGCTTGCTCAACTCACTGTGCGGATCGTCAACGCCGTTGCGCTGGAAGTTGGCGCCAGGGCCGTTCGTCAAACTGATGAACGTCGGTAGGTCGTTTAGCGAGTTGTTGTGCGCGATCAAGTTGCGGCACACGACGTGACCAATCGAACCAGTTCCGTTGCTGGATGAGCCGATCACCATTTGATCGTCGTTCGTTGGCTGGCCTGTACGCCCCAGATTTGAGCAACGCACGTCCTCAATGATGATTTCCTGCGAAGAGTTATCGCTAGAAATCATCCCGTTAAACAGGTATGTTCGCGTCGTGCTCGGCGTGCCGAAATAGCCGCCCTTCATGATCAGTTTGGTGTTCGCACCAGTCAGCCGGATCGGGCTATTGGTCTGGCCTGCGACTAACCCGTACTCCCACTCTTGGTGGCATGCGTACAGTTCGGCCACAGTACCAGCTTGTAGGTCAAGGCTCCGGTCGCTGGCAGTAATCCGTCCACCAGTTTTGTCGCCGAAATAGTCAAGGGAAACGGCTTGTAGCGTGAATCGGTGGCCCGCGAGCGACTTGATTAGCGTGTCGCAGTTGTAAATCGCACCGCCTTGGAAAGTCACGTTCTCGGCGTAGTCGGTCACGCCTGACTCAAATAGCAAGCCCGTTCCGCATGTCTTTGCGTACACCTCGTAACCCTTGAGCATGTAAGCCCGTGAGCCTACTGAGATCCCGGTCCCAAAGGAATCCACAAAAACGTTGCGCATCGCGCAGCGCACGCTCGAGTTGTTGATTGCCGTGTTGGCGCGGATGCCGACCGCGTTGTAATCGCGCGTTGAGCCGCTATTGCCTATGACATATACGTCATCAACAAACGATGAGAACGGGTATTGTGTGCCGTTGTCGCCGTTGGTCGTGTTGGTGAGCAGAATTGCCTCATTTGCCGCCGATAGGCTTTGGGCATTGAGCTTGGAGCGGTTGCCATCAACGCCTACCACTCCGGTCTCAATAGCCCAAGTGTCCCCAAGTGTGTAAGACCCAAACGGGTCCAGCTTGATGACCCCAAACGGGAACCGAGCTTGCAGCCATGCCACCGCCTCATTAAGCTCTACGTCCCCGCTACCGCTTGGCACATGGTAGTAGCCATAGGTCTGCCCAAGCGCCAAATCGCTCGCATCATCCAGCACGGTCTGGCCGGTTGAGTTAACCTTTTTGCGCAGCGCATTGAGCGGGTTCAATGGAAATGTGAGCCCACTCATTTGACCTGCTCCGCTTGCGCATACATACCAGACGGAGGGCCGCCGCTGATGGCTGCACGAATCTGGCCAGGTGGCAGCACAAAGCCGCCACCGCCATTGGCGGTCAGCGTCGTGTCAGAGCCAACAGCGACCCATGTGGAGCCATCGGGGCCAAGAAACTGCAGCGTGACAGTTGCGCCACTGAACGTGCCGCATGCAGAAAAAACACCAGCGCCACCGCCCCACTGAGCAGCAGATCCGGTGGCACTTGCGTTGCTCAGAAGTTGAGGCATGCGCTACTCCAGATCAAACAGGTGGGAACGTGTCTTCGACAATGCGGTACTCAATCTGCTCCAGCAGTTTGAGCGCCTCTTGCTTGGTCATGCCGGTGGCGTCATAGGTGATACGCACCTCGACACTTGCGCCGGCAGTGGTGGACGCGGTTTCAGCGACCAGCGTTTTGTCCTGCCCCAGGCTGGCGCTGTAATAACGATTGGCCATGTGTGACCCCTTTCAAGAGCGCGGGGCAGCGAACCGCCCCGCCGTGTGAACGATCAGCGGACCACGTAGACGCGCACCAGGGCCGTGCCTGTGCCATCGCAGGCGCCAGTCAGGGTCAGTGCCACGTCGTACTCTTTGCCGGGGTCGGAGGACAGGCCGAGCATTTCCCACACACGCTTTTCAGCGTTGGTGATCAAGCCACCTGCTGCGCCTGCCTCGAATGTCAGATCGGTGTTGGACAGCGCGCCATCCTTCAGCGACACAGACGACGCGAAAAAGTCTTGATCGACCACCGTGCCGCCATTGCTGTGGGTCAGCAAGTCGTACAGGCCAACGTCTACCACCGTGGTTGTGCCCATGTCTGCGGTGGTGTCGATGCGCACGCGGTCGATGAAGTCGTCCGAGCGGATCTTGCCAACGCGGTATGTCGATGCGCCGGCAGCCAGGGTAGCCGCTTCAGTGTTGCCACTGGTGAGCGTGACCAGGCCATTGACAGCACGAATAACCTGACCACCTTCAATGCCAACCGTGTTCTGGGTGCGCGGGGTCGTGTTGGCGTTGGTAACCGCCGTGCTCTTGATTGCAACTTGTGCCATTTGATTTCTCCTTGTGGATCAGCCGGATCAGGCTTCAGAGCACTTGATTTCGATGACCTTCTTGGCATCACGGCGAACTGCGCCAAAGTGGCCCTCTCCGTAGACTTGCCAAGGCTGGCCGCGCAGGTCTTTGCGTTGGTCAACGCTGGTCTTGATGCCACCGTCCCAGGTGCAGAAGGACATGCCCTTGCTGGTGAAGAAGGGGATGCGGCGATAGCTGGATGCGTCCGTCAGCAAGCGATTGCTGATCACCCAGTTGATGCCCATGAAGCCAGAGCCGAACATGGTGCCCTTGTCGATGATCATCTTGGCCGTGAAGTCGGAAGAGGTCACCTCGATCTCGTTCATCAGGTTGCGCTCTTGCTTGGGGCTGATGATGCAGTTGAGCTGCTCACCTTCGACCTCGTTTTCACGCAGGATCTGCAGGGCGTTCTGGATCTTCTCGACGTTCAGGCCGGACGCGGTGCCTCCGACGTTCACGCCAACCTGATAGGACGACGAGAACGAATCGGTGGTGCTGCCAGCTTCTCCGACATTTCGGTCAGCGAAGAATGCGCGAATGGCTTCGTCATCCATCTTGCGGTTCAGTGCAGCGATCACGCCCTGCACATACTCGCTGGTGGGGTTGGCGTTCATTTGCATCTGCTCGATGCTGTCGAACGGGATGGCCTTGTCGAAGTGACGCGGGTACACCCATGGGCGGTTGTGCGTGACCGATCCAAAGACAATGTTGTCGTACAGAGACGAGCGTTCATCGGCCTCGAAGGCGTCGATCTGGTTGACGACAGTCGCGGCTTTGCCAACGGCGGTCATGGGGGTAAACAGCGATGCAACCTTGGGTGTCAGTTGCTGGGCCAGCAGCTCAACGGCGGAGGCGTATTGCTGGCTGTAAAAAGCATTAGATCCGGTGGCCATGTTGGCTCTCCTTGGACAGTTACAGGTCAGGTTTT